TAGCCCTCTCACGGCTGAATCAGGGGTTCGACTCCCCTAGGCGATACCAATTATAAAAAGCCTTGAAAATACTGTATTTATCAGTGTTTCAAGGCTTTTTCATTGCCTTATATATGTTCGCATTTTGTCTGAGAATCGTTCCCAATCGTTCCCAATCGTTCCCAAAAGTGGGTTACCCTATGCGTTACCCTTTTTAAATTATATAAAAAAAAGAGGTTTTTACTCCTCTTTTTCTAAAAAAAAATTATTTTTTTTCAAAATCTGCATTCACTTTAAATTCGAGTAGATTCAAAACGTATTCCGGTGGTAGTCTATGCCCCAATTCCCAACTTTTTATCGTACTTATTGGTATTTCATAAGCTTCTGCAAATTCTTCTTGCGTGTACCCTGTCATTTCGCGGATCTTTTTCATTTTGTGTTTTCCATGCTCTTGGACTTCTACCCCGCCAAATATAGTGTTATATATATCTGCATCTAAATACGATTTAAACCATTGCTTTGCTTCTTCCTGTGTCTGCGGTTCGATTCCCGCACTTTCTGTTGCTTTGAAATATTCACCCGTTTTCTTTTTGAACATATACACCCCCGCATGGCTTCCCATCATGTGGGCGGTGTCTGTATCATATACTTTGCCTTTTATAATCTTTCTCATTTTTATTACCCTCTTCAGCTTCTAAAATTCTACTTCATTATATTCATAACTACCGATTCCATCAAAGACAACTGATGAATCATCAATATCAGTTCTTATGGCAACTCCCTCTTTGCCTTTAATTTTTGTTTGCATGCTTCTAGCCTCTTCAATTGCTTTTTCTTTATCATTTGTTGACAATATTAGCCATTCTTCTGCAAAGCCGTTGTTTTCCGCATCTGATAAATGCCATACTTCATATTTCTTGTGAATGCCGGGAACAATTCCACTAAATTCCTCTGCAAGTTCCATGCAGATTTTATTCCAATCGCTGTGTACATCCCCATCCCAATTGTCCGGCTTGCCGTCTGCTGTGCTGTAATCGTCTACTTCTATGCATTCAGCATCATTGCCGCTAGTGAATTGATGTGCCCCACGCATTTCATTATAACTGTATTTGTAATCTTCTAATGCTGCTAGTTTTACCATCTTTTCAAAATCTTCATATACATATTTCTCGTTTATCATAGTGTGTTCTCCTTTCATATCGCTATTGTTATATCTACCTTTTATTTTACAATTAAGTAAACAATGCATCCAATCAATATTCCCCATACGATACCACCAATAATTTTTTCTTTTGTGGTTGTTTTTCTTATTGCTACTGCAATTTTAATTTTTTTCTTGTCTTTCATATTTTATTATGGTATGATTTCCATAGAGGAGCTTACGCTCTCTCTATGGTGATTTGGAAGGTGAAGATGATGAAATTTAACTTTATTGTTAGTTTCTTTATCTTCATTTTTTTCTTTTTCATACCTTACCTCCTTTCTATATTTATTATAGTTTGCATTGTGTACTTTGTCAAGCCTTTTTATTAACTTTTTTTTATTTTTTTTCAATAAAAATAAGGGGGCAATGTCGCCCCCTTAGTCCTTAATTGAATATATCTGCTAATGTTTCATCCGTGATATTCCCTATCGCATACGCGGTTTTGATTCCATTCTTCTTGATATAGCTTTTTGCGGCTTCATTTGTTCGCTCGCTTAATAGCAGAATTGGGTATTCTCCAATATTACTTGCTGCGATTGCATCAGCCCACGCATTAACTAAAATTACGGCTTCCGCATTTGGATATAAGCATTCAGCAAGCATTGCTGATGTTTCGTATCTGTCCCCGCCATCAATCCTTGTTACTTGGCTGATGTCTGCAATCTGCTTGCTTACTATCTGCGATACAGCACTTGTGCCACCTATGATGATGTATTCCGTATCGTCTGATAGTTTCTCTAAAAATGCTGCTTGCTTTACTGATATATAATCACTTACAAGCATTACAGGAAGCCCCGCTGTTGTAGTTGAGATTCCGTCTGCCCAATCTTTGCCACTTGTAATTATTATTTTCTTTATGTCCTTGCTGCATTCCTTCAGTATAGCTAGATTCGTATCATATCTATTTGCGCCACTTATGGATCTAATGCCGGTTCCTTTCACTTTTATATCTCCGCCTATGGTGTATGTATCTAGCCCGTTTATTTCCTTGCATTTATCAAAAACAATATTCGCTTTTTTAATCTTTGCAAGATAGCAAGCTGAGATTCCATCTGCATATGATTCCCCATGTACTACAACTTTATTTGCTTTGATATGATCATCAACTATTAAATCTGCTGTTTTGTACCTGTCTGCGCCATTGTACCTTTTGATTGTTATATCGTCCGGGATAGTTTGTTTACTAATCTTAGTAGTCGCTCCCTCTTTCTGTGCGTATGCGTACCATGTCACAGCATCGCCAAAAAATACATTAAGATCCAAATTGCCATTCCATCCCGCAAGCCTTCCTTGCGAGCAATACTGATACATTGCGATAAAAGGGAAGCTATGGGAATTTGGTACAGGTGTATTGGGTTCATAGCCCTTTGGGGTATTGCTCCCGTATCTTGCAAGCCACAAACCATAGTTTCCATTTGCTACTAAACTAAAATCTTGAGATTCTAGCACGCCCAAATATGTATAAAATAAAGGTCTAACCCCTGTTAGTCTATATACCTCATCGAGCCATTCGCGCGCCCATTCTTGCCCTAGCCATGTATCTGTTTCAAAGTCAAGTACAGGGATTGTTGTGCCGTCAAAATAAGCGCCACAATTTGCAACAAACCATCTAGCCTCTTCAGTGCCTGTGCCACCGCAGCCCGCTTCACGCGCAAAGTGATATACCCCTGTTAGCTTGCCTAATGCCTTTGCTTGCTGCATAAAGCCATCGCAAGTAGGTGATACATAGCTTGTGCCGCCTGTGCCTTTGATGATTACAAAGTCACAAGGTACTTTTGATAGATCTAACCCTTCTTGCCATCCCGATATATCTATGCCATTTAACATGATTAGCCCTCCTCGTTTTCCTTCTCTTCTGGAAGCCCATATACGCTTGTTGCAAGTGATATTAAACCCGCAAGTATTGCTGTGCTTGCGAGTACCTTCCAATTTACATCACCTAATGTGCTTGCAATTGTAAGCTGTGCGAGTGCTGCCTGTGCAACTGTCTTAACGGCTCTAGTGCAAGCCTTCTTTGTCCAATCCTTCCAATCTCTGTTTTTCATAATAAATACTCCTTTTAAAATTACTAAAAAAGGCGGTATGTTACCGCCATAACTAAACTAATTTAATAAATGCTGTATAACTATTGTTCCTACCGAACCAACAAATAAAGTTATAATCGCTTGTATCGTTGCATTCCATCGCAGCTTTGGTATGTCCTCTAGTGCTGTTAATCGTTCCCCTTGATTCTTGAGTTCTGTTTGAAAATTTTCTAAATGAACTACCATTGTTGCGATATTCTTGCCCATTTCCTGTATCGCTTCGTGAGTTTTTTCTAAATATTCAACGCGCCTATTTAAATCAATCACTGCTTGCGTATTCGCGTTGAGCTGCACTATGTCCTTTTCGCGTGTTTGATAGCACTGCGCCTTTGATACGTACTCTTCCATCCTTTACCCCTTCTGTTTTAGTTCTCTTAATCGCATTATTTCATTAAGCTTGCTGCGGGCAAATTCGCAAGCTTTCAATAAATCTTCGTCTTTATCGTCTAGCTTGTCATCGTATAGTGTTTGGGTGCATAAAATGCGCATCACTTCAGTTGTTGTGATGTCTAAAAATCTTTGATAGTAAAACTCGGCTTCCGCTTCTTTTGTTATGCCGAAAGCTTTTGCATGCTCACGTATTGTTAGCCCGTCTAGTTTTTCTTTTATTACATCTGCTGCCTTCATCATTTCCATTGCCCCCTTATTTCAAAATGTGCGTTTATTTCTTCTTTAAGAGTTATGTTTCTCGTTGAGTAAATATGCACTTCAAAATTATTTGCATCTGTTTTTTGAGCAAAGTCATTTGTTGACAATAAGAAGCCATTGTATGCGCCTTGTACTAGCGCAACTGTTAAGATTTTGAATTTGATAGGCAGTTTAACAAATATAACCTTTCGCCACCACCATGATGATATTGCCGTTGAGTTCCCCGCGGGAAATATGATTTTACCATTGCCCCACGCATGCAAATCACCACTTGCGTACTTGCATACAGTCCAATTAATGTTGTTATCATCTGATTTTATTTCTTCCCTTGATATAATAAAATCTGATATTTGATTGCCTTGTATGCTAACACCTTGCCTAAATTCCGTTTTTAAATTAACATCAAGCAGTCCTTCGGTTTCCGATACCTTGCCAATTGCCATGCCGCGCCCGGATGTGTGGAAGTCCATTAGTGTAAAGCCGGTTGCTATTAATTGTGTAAATAAGGAATGCGCAAAATCATCTGCTAGCTTCAGTGTTATTTCGTATGCATAATCACTTGAGCAAGGCATTATGATGCTATCGCTTACCTTGTATGCGTTCAGCTTTATGCTGCGTTGTTCCCCATTTGTCAGCCCTTGCCTCTTCAGTGTTGCCGTTAATTCCCTTTTGTTGTTGTGATTTAAACTTGATACATCAATATCAAAAGTTATTTTTACAAAATCACCGTTGCCATCTTCTAAACCATTTGCTCTGCATCGCTCTATCTTTGCTGCATGTATAGTTGGAATGTGCCATTCAAGGGCTTCAAGCTTTTTTGTGGTGATTGTCTGCCCTTGCCTTGAATCAATTACTTTGCCTATGATGTTATGTTCGGTATTTGTGATGCTAATAGTTTGGCTTCCTGTTGAATATGTCAAATCATCCGCTGTTATGCTTTGTGATAGCAAGCTTGCGTTATACTTAAATGTATTATTTAAAGTTATTTTAGCCTTTGATTGATACTGCACAAAACCGCCATATTTTGCAAAGTTTTCTGTTTCGTCCTCAAGCTTAATTTCACAATTCGGCAGCATATCCGGTGTAGGTTTTACATTGACAAGTGGCGCATCAACTCTGCCTAATGAATTTGCGCCATTGAACGTAAATGCTCTTATAAGCAATTTGATATTTGAATTTGGGAAGTAACTCTTCCAACTCTCCGGCAATGTCCACGTCATTCGATCTTCTACATTCTCGCCAATCTTGGTGTATGTGTTTGGATCGTTATTTACCATCGCATACAATTCATGCTTGAATGTGTTTACTTTTCTATTTGTAAAGATTTCAATTTCTTCTCCAAATATTATTTCTTGCTTTGATGTTGTAGGCCAGGAGGCTCGCGGTATTTCATTTAAATATGTATAGTCGGATGTTGTGAACGTTCCAACGATTTTAGAATCAAAGTATGCTGATGCTGTCAATCGTTTTGTGCCGTTTGGCTCGTGGTCTATCCATACACTTACACTGTGGATCACTTGGGAAGAACCGCGTACATAATACCGGGTGGAAAATGGATAATTTTGCCCATTGACTGTAAGTACTCCGGTGCCGTTGGAATGCTCGGCATAATATCCCGCTGTTGCGTTCATGCTTAGATACACATTAACATATGTGCGGTTATTTATTTTGTCTTGCTGTCCGGGTGAAAATCTTATGCTAATATAATATCCCATTTAATTAACCACCTTTACAAATGATAGATTGCCGTTTTTTCGTGGAATAAAAGCAAAGCGGCCTAGTTTCAAGCTGTTTAAAAATTCGCCATCGACTGCATAAAAGTTTCTATTCTTCCAATATGCCACTTCTGCGCCATTGTCCAAAAAGCTTATTTTGTCATTGTCTATTTTGATACAAATATTGCTTTGTGCAGTTCCTACTTCGCCAATCGTTACCCCATCTTCGCCAAAATGGAGATACTTCTTGATTTTTAAAAATTCTGCTGCCGTTCCGCTTTGGATTGCGGATATATCTTGAATAAAGCGATTGTATGCAATTTCAAATTCATCTTTTGATGTAAACTTTGATATGCCCTCTTCACTGATAAGCGCTTTTGATTCATCTTTCGTGTAATAGCTTTCTTTTAATGTGTCACGTATTCCGCCCGCAGTTTCTTCAATTTTGCGTTCATATTCGCTTTTTACAATATTAAAGCTATCGTTCAGCTTCGATTCTAAATCAGCTTTAACAATCTTGTCTTTGTTGTCTATGATTTCTGCAAGCTTCTTGCGCTCCTGTTCAAGCTGCTTTTCAATTTCTGCTTTCTGTGTGTCTGTTAAGTTATCTTTGTTTTGTTCAAGTTCGCTTATTTTGTCGCTTACCTCTTTTACCTTTTCCGCAAAGCTTTGCGTTTTAGTCGTGATTTTCTTAACATCGCTTTTAGTCCCATTTACGATAGATTCCACTGTATCTATCTTTGCATCTTTGTTTACTTGATATTCCGTTAAAGTAGCGGTTTTGCTTCCAATCTGCAAATTATTTTCTGCCGGATTGAGCAAGTTAAGATGTAAGCTGTTAATCAAATATATGTCGTTGATTCCGTGATATGGTGATATGATTTTGATTTTGTCACCCACCCTGTAACTTTTATATTTTGAATCGAGTGGTGCTAGATCTGCTGCGGATATTTCAAGATTTACTCCCAATTTAACCCATTCAGCAAGCCGTTGTTTGGCTTTTATTAGCAAATTGCTTGGAAATGTCACATCGTCCCATGTTTCAGTCCTCACGATAAGCCCGTATTTGTTTACTTCCTCTTCATCCGCAATGTATTTCTTGCCTGTGATTTCTTCAATCGTTATTCGCTTGTCTGTGTCCTTATCCTCTGCGCCTAGCGGCAATATAGCTGTTGCAATATCTGCTCCCGCAATCGTTCTTTTTATGTCTGTTAAATTTAAGCCAAATTGCACGTTTTGATTCCCTAGTTTGTCAATATCCTTTAGGTAGTCAATATATGCGCCATCCTCTTCATGCCTTATGACAATATAACCGCCTAACATATCTACTAGCTTTTGCCTAATCATTGTTAGGCTATCTAAATAATCTTTAGATTCTCTTACTATTAGATTATTTGGATCTGTTACTGTTACTACCCCTAGTTTAAATCTTTTGTGTGCATCTACTTGTTTGTTGTGCGCTGCGATTATGCCATTTAAAAATACGGGTATATCCCCTTTAAATTCAAAAGGATCTTGAATGGAATCTTTAAAATAAGATAGTTCGCCTTCGCAATAGATTCTTTTGTTGTTATAAAAATCAAATTCAAAATCTAAAACGCGGCCTTGGAAGATTAAATCATTATTATCATAAAGCTTTATAACTTGCTTTAATCTTTCTATTCGATCTATGTATTTATGACTTGCGGGAAGTGTGATTGTTAAGCTTCCCGCCTTGTTTAGTTCAAAATCTGCATTACCGCTTAGAATTTGCAGTGCGGGGTTGCTTGCATCATATATAGTTAGGTTGTTATACTCAATTCTATACATCATAGTGTCCCTTCTTCATACTGCATTTTTACTTTTCCGGTTCCTTTGATTTTAATTTGGTTATGCCCCGGCTTTAGCACTAATTCATCAACGGGAAAATTCCCCGCCTTTTTAGTGATTGCAATATTGCCCGCTTCAATTATGATTTCGTTTTCGTTTTCGATATTCGGGCTTACAGGCATATTTATTTCAAGTTCCTTTGTAACCCCTTCTGCCGTGGCTGTGAGTTCTATCTTCTTCGTTCCTGTGAATCTGTACGGGTATGCATCTACTGATATTGTTAATCTTTTATATCGCAATCCATCCTCTTCAGTTTCAATTTGTCCTGTGCCTGTAAATATTCCTTCAATATCATTAAAGCTTATATTAACTTTTTTGCCGTGAACAAGCTTAAATATATTATCCCTGGCCGCTTCTAATTCTGCTTTTTCATCCTTGTGTATACATAAAATAAGCCTTATTATTCTATTCTCGTAAGTCGGATAGCCCGTTATTGCTGATGTATAATCAAGTACCCCATTTCTTCCCGGTATAGTTTCCGTTACTCTGCGTATTTGGGGCGCGGTGATTTCGCGCCCTTCCAAATATGCATTATGTTTTGATTGTAGATCTATGCCGTTAATCATCACTTTATACATTGTTATTGCCTTCTTTCGCGTTCGGATATTATCCCCATATTCTTATTGATTCTTTGCGTTGCAAAGTCTGCAATAGCATTAACATCAATAACAACGTTTGAATCTTTATTATTGATTGCAGTTATAAGCAAGCCCATCAATTCTGCCATTTGCTTATATGTGATTCCTTCGCTTTGCTTTGTGTCCGGTGCCTGTTGTGTTTGACTTAGCGGCTTAAAAGCAAAGCCCGCTGTCCTTGTTGATGTAATGCCCGCAAGTTTAGAATTTATTGCGCCAATCTTACTTAGCTTATCTTGTGCGTTTGTTAGTGCTATTTCGCCCAACTCTTCTGAGGCTCTCGCAACGTCTTTTCCTGTCGCTTCAAGTCCGATTGCAAAACCTTCACCACCAAATTTACCAATTTTCGCAAATTCCCTTGAAGGTGAGTGCTCATCTAATCTGCGTTTTGCCGCATATAGTGCTTGCTCTGCAATGCTTCTTGCTGCATTTGTCGCAAGCCACATTGCGCCACTTAGTCCATTTGCAAAACCCGCGCCCGCGTTATATCCCGCGTCGTATAAGCTTATGGCTTCAGCGCCTGTTCTTCCGGCTCCGCCTATTTTTTGCCCCGCAATATTTGCTGCATAATTTGTTGCATCTAGTCCTTCAACGTATTTGCCGCCAAATAGTGCGCCTGTGTCGTATGCCTTCGCTGCTTCTTCATCTGCTTTTTCTTTTGCGCCTTTTGATATTTCGCTTGCTTTATTTGTTACATCGCTTTTGCGTTCATCCATGCCGTTTATCAATTCAGTTGCAGCTTCAGTTCCTGTTTTGTTCATGCCGCTTGGCATGTCCGCAACTCCTGTTTTAACGGCTTCGTTAAGTTTGATTGTTGCTTCGCTTAGAGGAATTTCCCCGGATAGAATACCCGCTTGCAAATTTTCGGGAATTTCTATTCCTTTTTCTTTTGCTTTTTGAACCGCTGAATCAAAATCTATAAGTGCTTTTAATTCATCAATTGTGCTTGGAATTGTATATCTTCCTTCGCGTATTCCGGCTTCAAGCGATTTTGGAATTTTTATTCCCGCAGATTCTGCAATGCCTTGTAGATTAGTTAAAGCGCCCGCCTGTATTTCCATGGTATTGTTCCACTTTTGCGCTTCAACAAGTGCGCTTGCCATTCCTTCATAGTAGCCGTCCATGTCGCGCCCTAGTTTCTTATATGTTTCCACGAGTGTGGATAGTTCATTGCGTTCCGCCTTCTTTAGATCCGTACCCTTTTCAGTTAGTTTGTCGATTTTCTCTTTTACTTCAGCGCGTTCGGCTTCTGCTTGTGATAGCTGCTGTGTATATTCCGCATACTTTTCGAGTGATTCGGTAGCATTCTGCATATAAGCATCTGCAAGAGCGCGTTCCTTCATTGCGTCAATTTGCTCTTTAATTGCATTAGTATTATCAACAACTTTGCCTGTATTGTCGTAAAGCTTATCGCCTTCTGCATCGTATGTAAGGTTGAGCCCTTCTACACTTGCATTAAGCTTATCTACGTATGTTTGCATAAGTTGTTTTTGTGTTGTAGATTTATCCTCAACACCAATCAGCGAGTTTAATCTTTGGCGGTACATTTCTGCACTTTGTGCATTAGCATTAACCTTTTCAACTGCTGCTTCATGTGCGCGTGCCATTTCGTCTACCGCTTTACGTTCTTTATGCGCGTTTTGATATGCCGTGTAGATAGCTGCGCCCAATCCTACTATGCCCACTGTTGCGATTCCTATAATTGGTGCAAGCAATGATAATTTTGCGCCAAACGCGCCAACTCCCGCTGTCGCTGTATTCATTACTTTTAGCCCGTCTGTGCTTTTCGTCAGCCCGTCAACTGTCTTTGTAAGCTTATCTGCTGATTCTTTTGCATTTTTCGTAAATTTTAGCATCCCACTTAAATGTGAAAAGCCTTTTGACAACGTCCCCATGCCTTGTGATAGCTTGCCTAACGTGATTAATGTTGGCCCCGCTACTGCCCCAATCTCTATAAGCTTTACAATAAAGTGCTTTGCTTCCGGGCTTAAGTCTTTTAGCCCTTTTGTGAAGTCTTTTATGTTTCCCACGATCTGTTTTATTTCGGGCAAGAACGTATCGCCTAATTCCACACCGATTTCAACAAATGTTGCTTTTAGCTGTTGTAATTGTGCAGCAGTTGTTTTATATTTCTTTTCAGCTTCTGCCGTTAAGGCTTTATTTTCGCCCCATGCTTTATTTGCTGTTGCTGTTGTTTTCGAGAATAATTCGGATGCAGAAGATAGCCTCTTCATAGTGTCACTTGTTCTAATGTTGGTAACACCCAATTCTTCAAGAAGTACGTTGAGATTCTCCCCGCCCTTCTTGGCATCGCCCATTCCACTTATTACCTTTTGGAATGCCCCGTATGCATCCTTTTCCCATGCGCGCTTAAAATCGCTTACACTCATGCCCGCGGTTTCTGCCCATGTGGATAATGTTTTGCCATTTGTCGATACGGCTTTATCAATTTCTGTTAATACTTTTGATACAGCAGATCCACCCGCTTCAGCTTCTAATCCTACCGATGATAGCGCGGTTGATAGTGCCAATATTTGTTGGTCTGTGAATCCTACTTGCTTACCACTTGCAGCAATTCTCATAGCAAAATTAACTATATCTGCTTCAGTTGTAGCAAAGTTGTTTCCTAGATCTACAATTGCAGAGCCTAAACGTTTATAATTATCTGCTGTTAGTCCGGTGATATTCGCATACTTTGCGAGTGCGCTTGCTGCTTCTTCTGATGATAAATTGGTTGTATCACCTAGCATTACCATTACTCGCGTAAATTCTAAAATATCATCCGTCTTTATTCCTAGCTGTCCGGCTGCTTCTGCAACTGCTGCAATGTCTGTTGCAGATGATGATGTTTCCTTGGACAAGTCAAGGATGCCTTGCCTTATCCTCTCTAGTTGCTTCGGTGTGCCGTCTACTGTCTTTGTTACACCCGCCCACGCAGTCTCAAAATCTATTGCCGCGTGAGTGGCGGCATATCCAATACCTAGAAATGCTGTTGAAAATGGCATAAGCTTCTTGCCCGCAGTTTCCATCTTTGTGCCTATCTGCTGAAATGATTCTCCCAATTTTGTAAGCTTGACTGAGCCCAAACGTTCATACTCTGCTTTAAACCGCTTTAGCTGTTGTTCAGTCTGTATGATTTCACGTCTTAGCGCTTCAAATTCTGCTTGCCCATTTTCTTTGCTTTTAAATTCTTCACTTAGTTGTGCTTCTGCTGCTTGCAGTGCCTTTAGCTTTGATGTTGTTGCTTCAACGCGATCTGCAAGAGCCTTTTGCTTTTGCGCTAGTAGTTCCGCATTCTTTGGATCAAATTTCAGATTGCGGTTAATATCGCGGAGGGCTTGACTAACACTCTTTGATTTCTGCTTAACTTCTGCCAATGCTGTATCAAGCTTAACTGTCCTCGCGCCAAATTCAATTGTTATGCCCTTGATATTCTTACCAATTGCCATTTTGCCCCCCGTTACTTTACTTAGCCCAAAAAGGCATCCCAATCATTTTGAGATGCCTTTTTTGTCCTTATTCTTATTTCCTCTTCAGTTGTTGATTCGTTGCTATATTCCATCACAAAATCAACTACTTGTCCTATGTCCAATTTGCTAATGCCTTCTAACGATAGCCCGCGTTGTGTCGCGCCTATCAATATTTGGTCTAAATTTATGCTACTTTCAAAATCTTCGCTAGAAGGCTTTTTGCGTTTTTTTCACTGATTGTTGATTCAATCACCGCGGTGATTACTTCCTTGCCTATTATGTCAACGGGCAAGCTTTTAAAACTCTTTATCCACTCGTGCGGACTTGGTATTGAATCGTCAGCATTCTTTGCAAGCGCCCATGCAATCTGATATATTGTGATAGATTCCGCAACGGCAAGTGAAATAAGCGCCTCTTCCAATACTTCATCTTTAGCAAGTGCCTGTAAATATTGTGCCGTTGTCAATTCTCCGGTTTCGCCATTTGGAGCGATAAAGCTTGCATTAATCTTCAATATAGCTTCTATAAATGGCAGCAAATCTGGCAGAATATCTCTGCCAAATTGCTGTCGATAAATAAATAACCACCATATTGTAGTATCAATCTTGAATGACTGCTTATTGGTTAATTTTATCGTTTTTACCATCTTTTATACCTCTATACCCCCGGTGCTGTCGTGCCTAGTGGCTTTGGCGGTGCTGTGAAGAAGTTATTGTATGCTGCATCGCCCGGTACAAAAGTAACTTTTGACTGTCCTGTCACTGAATCGCCTACAACTGTAATGTCGATTGATTCAGTCTCCGGTGTCTTGGAGTTCTTTTCCATCGTCTTGTATTCCTTCTTGATTGTGCCTAGTGCCACGTTGTAAAAGATAGTTCTTCTTGCGTGTGCGTCGCCCTTGCCTTCAAATGCAATGTATACATTCTTCTTCACCGGGTTATTGATTGTCGCAATTCCCCCATCTGTTCTCTTTACTGCGCCCAAAAACTTTGTTTTGAATTCGTCCGGGAATCTTGCCATCGTTAGTGTTCCCTTGAACCCACTCTCGCTATATTCCGCCCAATATGTGCCGTTATCCGCTGAGAATGTATTCTCTGATGTCTGCGGATCTGCGCTCAAGCTTACTGCTCCCGCAAGCTTAAAAGGTGCGCCCATTGTGATTGCTCCGTCTGTGCCCACTTCATAAGTTCCAATTGTTACTTTTTCAAGTCCAAATTCAACTCTATTTGTATCTGCCATCTTATCCTCCTATTATTTGATTGCTTTAATTTTCTTTATCGTATCTTGATAAAATTCATCTGTGTATTTTTCTTCAACGGGTTTAATGTGCGGGATTGCCTTTGTTCTTCCGCCATTTCTCAAAACATGCCCAAATTCGAGCAAGTGGGCAAGCCTATAATCTTTTGCGTTATGTACTACATATTCCACGCGCCCCGATATTAAGCTTTTGGGTGTTGCCTTCCACCCTTTATAATATCGTGGTCTACGTCGCGGACTTGTTTGCTTTAGTTCATTTGCTGCTCTTTTTGCGCTTTCGCTTGCCACTTCTTTAACTGTCTTATTTACCTCTTCAGTATAATCATCTAATATTGCAGCAAGTTCCTTTTCAAGATCCATTATTTGCCCGCCTTTTGTGCCTTGCCAATTGTGTGAATCTTTACTTCGCGTATGTACCCTTTGCTTAGTGCCTGTTCTTCTCGTTCCTTATCCGTAAATGCCACTATGCTTAATGGCTCAATTACTTCACCCGTCTTGGAATCTCTTAGCATTTGCGTTGTTATATACAGTGTTTCCATATATAGCCCCCTTTAAATATCAAAGCTTACAATGTATATGCCTTCATCTGTGCGCGCTTCGCCTGTCCAATCCCAAATAATGCCCTCTTCAGAAAATACATTCATAAGCTTATCTTCCTGTGCTGTGTCCTTACCTTCCGTGCAAAGTTCAATATCAAATTCGCCATCCGATTCATAAACAACATTATCTGCTACAAAGTTATCAAAATTGCGCCTTGTGAAAACTATGTATGGAAGCTGTGGCGCTTCGCCTATTGGCCATTCCTTATACGTTACAGGAAGCCCCGTTTTTTTAAGCACTTCAAAAACCTTAGATTGCTGCATCTGTCATGCCCCTTTCTATTGCTTTTAGTTCCAATTCTTCATTTGCATAGTTGATGTTGTCTACAAAATTAATGTTGTATTTTTTGCCTTTAAAGATAATGCGGTAACTTGATTTTGTTTCGTTTGTAAGCCCCGGCATGTACCTTATGTAAAATTTTAGTGTACCTTGCTCGTTTGTCTGTCCGGCAATAAAATATTCTTCCCCGTGCAGATTCTTAACATTTGCAAATACTCTTCTAAATTCCACCCATGCGCCCTTAGTCCAACTGCCATCATTATTTTGTATCGCGTTGCCTTTGCGCTCTAAAATTATTGGGTGTCTATACACTTTATTAAGCTTTTTATTTGCCTTTTGCATTGTCTATCGCCTCCGCCAATTGCAAGCGCAATATCTCATGTGCAAAGCATTCTTCAAAATGCTCGCTAAAGTTGTTGTAATCGTATCTGCAATAATCAAGCAGCAATGCCCTTGCTTCAACATTTTTATCAAAATCAATTGTTGTGCCTGTTAGCGCATTTAACTTGGACTGCCCACGTTTGAGGCAGTCCGTTAAATGTGCATCCGATTCATTCCACGTTATCTGCAAAGCCCTCTTCAGTTCTTCAAGTAACGTTGCCATGATTACTTATTCCAATCTGCAATATCAAATACAAGGAAGTCTTCATCTGCGTAAGGTCTGCCCACTGCATGCTGCTTTGCAAGGTATACAGTTTGGTCTTCAAGGAATCTATATTCCTTTGATGATTCAAGCTTTAGGCTTGAGCCAATTCCAAAGAAATATCTGCCTAGTTCGCCCGCAACAAGCTTATCTTCGGGAACGGCAACGCATGGAATAATCTCACCACTAAATGGCAACTGCTGCTGTATGAATTTGCCCTGCTGATCTAGTATATTCATAATGCCGTACATCTTGGAATAGTACGTTGTTGGGTTCACAAGAATTGCTACTTCTGATAGTGTACCCGCTCTATCTGTTGATAGTGGTGCAAGAATCTCTTTGCCGATTGTAGCCGGTGTAAAGTCTTTTAGTTTTGGGGTTGCCTTTGCAGCATGCACTCCGGCTGTTACGTCAGCAAGTTTCTTCATCACGCCAATTGGCTTGTTATTTCCATCGCCTGTAATGATTGCCTCTTCAAGTGCAAGCGCAATTGACTCTGCAAGAATAGTTCTTGCGTACTTGTCAATCCATTCTACACTTAGTGCAAGCATGTCATTTGCAATTGGAACGTATGCTGATACCTTGCACTGTACTGTTGAGATTACTTCAAATTCTGTGTCAAGTTTCTTCTTGATTTCCTCTGTTAGTGCGCCCCAATGTGCCGCTGCTACCTTGCCCTTACGCAAGATCCATTCTGTTGTGCCTGTTGTATTTACAAAATTAATCTTTGATAGTAGAGGATGATTCTGCTTTAAATCATCAAACACCCTTTCAAATATTGTTCTTGGGAATGGAAGCTTCTCAAATGAGCCTTTCTCCTTAACTTCGTTGTAGAAGTTGCGCTCCTCGGATGTTAGCGGCATAATTCCCCTTCTTGCAAGTGCCTCTGCATCTGCATTTGTAATATCAATGCTCTTTGCTTCTGCAATAATCTTATTCTGTATTGCTTCATTGTTGCGTACGATATTTTCAACAATCATGTCTGCAACATCCTCTGCTGTGCCATTTGTTAGCGCATTTACAATTTCGTCTTTGTTCATCACGTTCATTTCATTTGTTAGTGCCATTTTGTTTACCTCCTAAATTTCGACAATATTGCTTTGTCGGTTTCTTTGTTCCTGTACTTTTCTAAAATCGAGTTTTTTGCTTCAATTGCTGATTCGTTTTTTACTTCCTCTTTAGCTTCGATTGGTTTTTCGATAATTTCATCGCAAAGTCCTAACGTCAAGCACTCTTCTGCTGTTAAATATGTCTCTTCATAAATCATTGCTTTGAGTTCTTCGCTTGTTCCTTTGAAATGCTGCAAGTAACTTGTATGGACTGCTGAGTCAAATTTCTCGAGTGAATCAGCAACTTTGCGCAAATCTTCTGCATTGCCATAAACCGCGCATGATGCCCTGTGAATCATCATCAATGAATTTGGGTACATTTTGATTTTGTCCCCGCCCATTGTGATGATACTTCCTCCGCTTGCTGCGATTGCATCAACAATAATTGTTATTTTCTTTGCGCTGTCCTTTAAGTAGTTACTAATTGCAACGGATGTATATACATTTCCGCCCCTTGAGTTGATGTGTATTTCTACTTCATCGCCCTTGATTTCAGCAAACGATTTCTTCACTTCTTCCATTGTGATATAATCGCCACTTTCGGGTTCACCTGTCCACCAATTGCGTGGAATTTCCTCCACAATCTGCCCGTACAAGTATAGCTTCGGTATTCCTTCCCCCTGTACCAATTCACAACGCGGTGTAAATTTTATTTCCGCCGCTAGTGCTTTTAGCTGTGTTCCTTCCATTTTGTCCTCCTCCCCTTTTTTTCTAAATATAAAAAGGGCATTGCTGCCCTTATTACCTTGTTTACTTTGACTGTTCATAATTCTTTGTGATGTAATGCTTCTTTGATTCATCCGTTCGCAATGGCTCTTTCCCGATTAGTTCGCGGTTTTCGTCTATGCTGTGAACCCCATTCCGCGTAAGTATATCAATTGCATTTGCTACATCGCTTAAACTTGCTGCCTTAGCTTTGCTTGTATTCACCCTAACATATGTATTGCTGAGATAGTTCTCTTTTGTGTATAGCTTTGCATTGAGTTCATTTTCTATGTTCTTTGCAAGTGGATCTACACAAAGATTGACAAAGGCTTTTAGCTGCTCAGATATTTCAGTCCCCGTTCCCTTCAGTAGCTGTGGCGGTATTTGAAATGCCCTGGCCACAAAATCAAATACATCATCCATTAGATTTTTAATATCGCGAGAATCTGTGCCATTCTTGTATGATTCCTTTGATAGTTCATCATATTCAAGCCCGGCTGTTAGTGGTAATATTGCGCCCGCATCTGCTTTGTAAAATTCCTTTAGCCTTATTTCGATTAAGTCTTTAAGTTTCTTTTGTGCATCTTCAGTTTGTGGGTATGCAGTTCCAATCTTTAATATTCCGCGCTTCGCATTATTTCGCTTATAGCTTGCCTTCGATAGTTCAATGATTTTGCCATAATCGTTGTAAAGTGAAGTAATTAAGCTTGTTGCATTTTGATTATTGTTTTTTAAGTGAATCACTTCTGATTCCTTATACGATGTTGATAGATTAAAGCCATTCACAATAATATCTTTATATGTATTTTCATAGAATGCAGAATCTGTGCGTGTGAATGAATCTGCAATATAAATATTGCTATTTCGCTTTATAATCAAGCACTCATTGTTGATTATTAGCTTGGCAATAGCTTTCTTCCAAAAGATTGTTGCCCCCTCGTTTTGATTAGGCTTTAGATTAAGCATATAATAATCTTCCTTTTGTGTTGGCTGCCCTTTTGCATACGTTTCAAATTTTGATAAGGCAATTGCATTTCCAATTAAGTTAATCGCACTTTGTAATGCTAATTCCTTTGTTGCCACTTGTCCGGTTAATTCTTCTAAATTAACATCGACTTGCGCCCCTGTTCCTTTGTCAAAAATTCGCCCTAAAAAATCTATAAAATAATTTCTTAGTCCCATTTCATCCCCCTTTATAGTGTGATTAGCCCTAGATCTAATACTCCTGTGTCTGCTTCTTTTAGTTCATCATTCAATTCTGTTGCTATAAGTCCATGCAAAAATGAAAAGAAGCCATCTGTTTTACGCAAAATAGGCTCAATCTTTTCATATGACTTATTCCCCTTTTTATCTGTGCGTACGGCAACATTCCAAATATACCAACGCATTAGCTTGTTGTTTTCAAATGCAATTGTGCCATTTGCAAACATACTTGTTATAATTGGTGCAAGAAGTGAATGCGTTACTGTACCATTAGGTACACCCACTAATTCAAGCCCGGCTATTTCAAAGGCTTCTTTTAAAGCTACATACTTGAATCTATCTGCATAAACCTTTTTAACATGATAGGTTTTTGCTTGCATTTTAAACCAATCAACAATTAGTTTGGGTGGAATCACCGGATCACCGCTCACGATTGTAACATAGCCACTTTTTACAAGTTCTTCAACATTAATTTTATAGTCTTTTAGCTTTAAAGATTCTGCATGTATGAATGTATGCTCCTTGTAGTAGTGCATCCCGTTGCGTTTAAAAATAAGCCCAACTGAGCAAAAGTCCCTTAATTCTGCAAAGTCTACTGCGCCTATGCATGGAGAATTTTCCATACTTGGCCATTCATGCGAGCATGCTTGCATTAAGTTTTCCCATGTTGTTACTGTTTTTTCTTTTGAAGCATATGCAAGATTTAACCTCTTCAGTATGAACTTTTCTTTCTTGTCCTCTATGTTCTTTGCATTCGCATATTCTTTCATGACTTGCCGTCTTAATGTTTCGTCATAACGCAATCGCGGTATTGCTTTAACAAATAAGTCCGGCTTCCCAAATTCCTGTATGTTGTCCATTTTAAAAATAAAAGGGAATCTGCCGTTGTGTGGGGTTTCCCCTGTCAATATTTCCAATGATTCTCTTTTTAAATCGTCGATAACTGCATCTCTTACGGATCCGTCTGTTGTTAAATATATGATACGTGGCTTTGCAACTTTTCCGAGTCCGCCTTCTAAAACTGTAATTAAATCATAGTTTTGGTACTCGTGTACCTCGTCAAATATGATTGCGCCTTGCCTTCCTCCGTCTTTCGTCTTTGCATTAGATGTTAAATATCCTAATGTTGACTGCGTTGCTTTATTATAGATTTTTTGCAAATTCCATCTGTATAGCTGCTTGTATTTCTTTGGGTTTGATTCCAAAATATCATACACTTCGTTGAATGATGTTGTGGCTTGCTTTTCTGAATTTGCAACAACATCTACGTCATACTTTCTCACCCCGTTATATTCTGAGGTTAAATACATACTATCCATGGAAGCCGTGCCGTTCTTTCCGGTGCCTCGCCCCCACAAGTTAAAGTTTTCGTTAAAAACGGGATATTCCGTTCCCTTTTCGTAAAGGCCGTAAAATATTGCAAATCGAAAAAGCTGATAATCATGCATTTTGAACGGGAAGTTGCGATGCAGCATTGATACTGCCTCTTCAGTTGCATTTGCTCTAAATTCAATATTCTTATTATCAAGTATTTCGCGTATAAATGGCATTAAAAGTTTCTGTTCTCTGCAAGCGGGAATTTGTGCTTGTTCCACCTTTCGCATCCAATCAGTTATGAATGGGTGATACGGGTATGTCCTACGAGCCATTATAGTTTTACTTCTTCTTCCTCAATTGGAATATCTGCCCCTCTTAGCCCTAATTCGGCTAAAATTTTAAGCATTTGATTATTAACTTTTGTTAATTCTGTTACAGATTCATTCTTTTTTTTGCCAAATTGGGACGGCCCATTATTCCATCCAACTGTTACTCCACGTTCCCTTATATCATCAATTAATCTATTCTTTACGTTCCACAATTCAATATAATCTTCTACGAGTGATACGTATTGAGTTTGCTTGTCCATGCCCCTTTGCTGAAGCTGCTTCATTAAATCATTTTTTAGTTTATTTGCCGTGATTTTTGCCATACGTTTCACCCCTTTTTTTTGATTGTACCCCCTCCCCCTCCCACGTTTATATGCGCGCGGTGATTTTTCCGGAGCAATGACCCTGTCTCGTTTCCCGTTGTCAGAAAAATTCAAAATATTTTTAGTGGGGGTATTATCTTTTATTCAAATTTTGCTTTATGATACTTTGATTCCTTTTGCACCTTTTCCGGGTGCGCTTTGTCATGGCAACTGCTACATAATGCAATTAGATTATTATTATTCAATCGCAAGCTGTAATTGTTCCGTAAGTGTTTAATGTGATGTATATCAATCCTATCTGTTTTGATGCAAGATACTTTGCCTTGCTTCTTACATTCCTGGCATTCATAGTTATCACGTTTCAATATCTCTTCGCGTTTTAACTTCCATGCTTTCGTTTTGTAGAATCTTTGTATTTGTTCTTTCGTCGCCTTGTCTTTCATTTCTTTTTATAAAACAAAAACACCTTGATTGCTTATCAAAGTGTCTTTGTGTTGGTATGCTTATATAAAGAAGATCGTTACATGAGGAAGTGTCGCCCTTCACCTTCTCACAATACAAATATACCATGTATATTTTCCCCTATGTCCCAATATTTTAAAAATCATATAATTTTTAAATTTATTGCTACGTGAAAAATAAATCTTGCCTTGTAGTTCCCGTATGTGTTTTTCGCTGCATCGTTCGGATAGCGCTTGTAGATTGTTATATTCTCCCATACCCCCTTGCGGTATTCGGGCGGTATTGTTTCGAGCGCCTGTTCAATTGCTTTTATCTTTGTTATATATATATCCCTCTTCAGTGCCTTTGCTTCTATCATTCCCGCTGTGCCTGTGCCTTTTGGCATTCCATCCGGTGGTGGTGGTGATTCTTCTAGTATTGCTTGTGCGCTTTCTTTTAGCCTTTTGTAATCTCTTATTATCCATACCGTTGCATTGTATGCTTCGCGTGGTAAGTGATATTTGTTATTGTGCTTTCGTTGATATTCTTTCATCGCATTCTAAAATTGCTTAGCAAAAACTAAACTGTACCTCCCCTTTTATTCTCTTTACAGATTCCTCGCGTACCCTTTTACCGCGTGGCCACACTTTATACTTGCGTGGTTCATCAATCGCAATTTCTGTATACTCAAGATATTCAATTCCCGTTACAGGATGTTCATATCTGCGTATTGAATCTTTGTCTATGTAATAGCCCTTTATTGGTTGTGGATCTTCAAATAAAAGATATGCGTTTACAGGCTCGCGCTTGATTATTGGTGTTTCAAGATTACGGCTACATGCATATCTTCTCTGCACGGGGCAATCCTCTTCTCTGAATGTCTTTTGAGTTTCTTTGATTAAATAATTAGCAAGCTTTTTATAATCACCGCTATTATCAAGCAAGCTTGTGCGTACCCATCCTTTGCCCCATTTTTCGTTTACTAATTCTGCATTTACTGTATTGATAATAATGTGGTGGTGTATTCTGTGATTGTTATATTCTGTTACCGCCACCCACTTAATTTTTTTACCTAGTGCAGTACGCATTCTTCTTATAAAATTCTTCAAATCTTTCTTTGCTTCCTGTGGTGTTGGAAGATACTCCCCATATGTCAAGGTATAGTGTGCGCTACCCTTGCCAAAATTGTGGTTAATCTTTCTGCGCAAATTTCTTTCTGCGATAATATCATTATTTTTTCTTACAGCCTCTTCAGTCGCGTTTGTTCTCTTGCCTCTGCTTCCTTTATGATTTCCGCTTGGCATCTTGATTATTCTTTCAATTGTTCTGCCCGCTATACATGTTTCTCTTATCGCAAAATGTTTTATCATGTCTGTATCGTTCCTTTATTAATACTCTTATCAAGTCTTAATGCAAGGCTTTCACTTGCGCTGCTTTTCTACATATATATATGTAGTTATTTTATAGATTGAATTTTATTTGCGCCTTTTCTTCTTCCAAACGCGCTTTTGCCTTTTGATAATATTCTTTGTCAATTTCAAATGCAGTTATTTCAAAACCCATTCTGTGGCATGCTATAAGGCTGCTACCACTTCCCGCGTGTGTGTCCAAAATCTTATCGCCCTTATTTGCGTATTGACTTAGTAGCCATTCATACAGTGCAACGGGCTTTTGTGTTGGGTGGAATCTTGGTTCAGCTTTCGTTCCCTGTGGGGCGCGTTCAAATACTTTTGCATTCCCATTGAGGCTTGTCCACGCATACTCAGCCATTGCCATTGTAAATGATTCCGATATTGGTATTTTCCGCCATACGATAAAATTTCTATTTGAGGGAAGATACTCGTTGAAGTAATTGCCACCCCATATTATTTGATGCTTACTAATTCTAAATAATTCATCAAAGTATTCTTTGCCCGGCGCTATATCCCAATCAATGATTTTTTTACCATACTTTTTAAAATAGCCGCCGCCTGTTCTGCAAGGCTTTTTATACTTATCAAAACGCGCCCCACCTCTTGTTTTCTTTTCCCATTCTTCCACCCCCCCCACTTCCGTAAGGTGGGTCAACGATTGCTAAATCAAAATATTTGTCCGGATATTCGCGCATTGCTTCCATGCAATCGCAGTTATAAAAACCCTCTTTTTTCATTCCTTGCCTTCCCCTTTTAGAATTTCGCATATAAAAGCTGCATTGCATGCTATATGCTTATAGTGTTCAATTTTGCTTTCGGGGTCTACGCTTAGTGGATCTTCTACCACTGATAGTAAGTGGCGGTATAGTGCAGCGATATATCTTTCAAGTTCAACATTCTTCCAATTATCACGGCTTCCGTATTTCCTGTTGCCATACTCCCTTACTTCTGCAATGTCCCTTACAATTTGTGTTGGTACTAATGTTAGATTAGGTTTTCCCGCGTCTGCCTTTGCTTCTTGGTTGCCACCCATGAAATGTATTACTTCTTCCGTCACCTGTGGATATGCCGTATTAAATGTTTCGTTCCCTTCGCTATCATAGTATGCTGTTCTGCTCATGATGTACCCCTTCATGTCTTATCTTCATGCCTTTTGCAATCGCAAAGCCATATTCTGCGCATGCCCCCGGTGATTGCTTCCAATCGTTGAGCATATATATTTCATTTGCTTTATTTAAAAATGCAAAACTTACAAGCATATAATCTTCCCATGTTGCAAGCTTGTTATTTGGTAACACTGTTTCCGCGGGATTGATTACTTCATAGCCTCTTGCCTTTAGGTATTCTGCTGCGGTTTTGAATTTTGCTTTATATAAGATGTCCCCTGTTATCTTCCCGCTTATATATATTTTTTTCATTTTTATAACCTCTTCAGTTCTTGCTTGCTATATAAAGTTATTCTCTTACAGCCCAATACGTTCTTTAACCCTTACAATAAATTTTTTCTTTTCTAGCAATATCGTTAGGTCTAATGCAAGCCGGTCTAATTGGTAGGGGTCAATTCTCCCACAATATGGATGTTTCTCTACATTTGCTATATCATATGCTTTGATTTCTAATTCCTTTTTTTTATATTCTATGTCCTTTTCTATTCGGTCTACTTCATTATTGATGAAGCTATCTATATTATTAATTTTTCTTAGGCGCTCTCGCATTGTGTTTTCTGCTATTGTTTCGCTTATTGCTTGCTCATCTTTACTTAGCATTATTTAACCTCTTCAGTTCCTTCTATCAAATTATGATTTTCGTATATATTTCCTATTACTTTCAGCCCATAAAGCCATATGTTATCTTCGCATAAATCTTCTAGTTCAAGGTTGGTTCGTTTTCTTTTGTCCTTTGGTATATCTTTATAATCAATCAAAAAGCGCCCATCTGCATAATGTACTCGCCACTTCTTCCAATCCTCTTGATTTTCTGATGCTGTACTTAGCAAGATGTCCCCCTCGTATATCTCTACTCCGTTTAAATCTTTTAGCCCTGTGGACTGCATAAGAACCCCATCCGGTTTTCTCCCTGTAATAAATAACAATCCATATGCATACTCAATCTCACATGTGATTGTATCTGAGGTCATGTTTATGCTTACAACCTCTTCCATTTCTTTTGTATTTAAAATCCATACCCTAAATTTTGGAATCATGTTTTACCTCTTCAATCCTTATCTTCTCTTTGCACCATTCTCTGTGCCATTCGGCATGCATTTGTAAAAGCTTTAGCCATTCTGCTGTGTATTCTAATGCTTCAACATTGTTGCTTCTTATATCTTCATCAATTAGCTTCATGAACAGATTCATAACCTTATCTTGATATTCGTTCTTTCTGTTCTGCTTGATAAATTTATTCGTTGCTGCTCTGCCTGTTGCTAGTCCAAATAGCATTGCCGTCATTGAAATGACTGCATATATCAATATCATTAGTTCACCTCTTCAGCTTCTTCAGTTTATTCAATTTTGTTTCAACGAGCGATATTTTTATAAACAAATATACAATCGCTACTGCACTTGTTATACTAATCGTAAGTGCTATGTACATTATCAAAATTATCATTTGTTCCATTTCTTTTTTTAATTCTGTAAATAGCCACGCGCTTATAACAATTTCAATGACAATTAACATTGTTATCAATATCCAATGTATTATTTTTTTCTTTTGATAATTATTCATTTTTTCTTCCTCGTTATAGTTGCTTTAACCTCTTTACATGTGAGCATCTAAAAATATAGTTGTCTTGATCACCTTCGCAAAAATAATGCTTTGGATTGCCGTACCTGTCTTTATTTTCTTCTGTCTTTCTCAAAATGCCTCTATATGCAAAATCATCAAATAGCGTTACTTCTACATGCTGGCCTAAATAATTTTCTAATTCACTTCTTTTCATTTTTTTACCTCTTTATATGGTTCGGGTAGTGGCATCCATGCCGTGTATGTTATTCCTTTATTCAGTCCTACAAATAAGCTTTCTATCCATACATGCTTGCCATCTGTCAATAATACATTCTCTAGTGGGTGTGGAAGTTCGCTTGCCTTTTCTTTTATGTACGTACTGCCCTTTTCTTTTTTTTATATTGTTATAGGTCGCCACTGCATGTTGTTTTCATCCGTTGCAGTTTCATGTTTTAGCTGTTCTTCTATGCACTGTATCTCTACTTGTATATCAGTTCTTAACCTCTTCAGTGATTTTTCTGCTTTTCCACCATTCTTTTCAATTGTTAGATCTATGCCTTTTAGTCCTTCCTTTAAATAACTTTTAGCATATATCAATATCTTTTCATTTGTTATCATCTTTAGCCACCGTTCTTTTATTCGTTCCCAACTTCATTGCCCCAGCAATCAAAGCCATCACGTTCAGTTCTTGCGTATAGTTCTATTTTCTTTAAATTAGGATATAACCTGTTTATTATTTCAAAAGAGATTTCGGGTTTTTGACTATGTCTTTTTACTTTTTCAATAAATACTGTATGTATTTTTCCGCGTTCTTCTTTTGCGATTTTTACTAATTTGCCTTTATAACAATAAAGCAAATATTCATGTCCATATCTAACTGTAAATGCTGAAGGTATACCTGTAACCTTATTCCATATCATTCGTGCGTGTACTTTATAGCCTAGTTCTTTTGCAATTTCTTCAGCTTCAAAAAGGTATTTGTCTATCGTCCATAAAAACATAACTGAATTGTCGTTTGTATTTTCTGAGGCTGCTTTTAAGTGTTCTTTGATTTCATCTATGCTACATGTTGGATATTCTAGCGGTTTTCCGCTTGAGTTTACTCTAACTACTTTTTTTCCACCACGCGATTGTTTCCACGGCGGATCTGCAAGTATAAGATCATACTTTTTATTCGTGTTAAATATATCTACATACATTGTTAGTATTCCATCCTCTCTGCTATATCCTGTATTACTGTGACTGTAACCCCGTTTCCGGCTTGCTTATATAGTTGACTATTTGAGTTAAATTGTTCTGCACGTTCAAAGTATTCATCTTGCCACCCTTGAAGCCTAAAGCATTCGCGCGGGGTAAGTTTTCTAATGGCCAGGTAACAATTATATTTTTCACTCCATATTGCCCATGCTTTACAATCTTCTGCTATTTCCACAACGGCAGCTTGATTGCAGTTTGTATCTAGTGTTTGGGCAACTTGCTTGCCTACTCTCCCTCTTCTTAATTTGCTATTTGGGAAGGCAAAATTGATGCTATCTCCCTTTGTCGCTTCTGTGTACCCTTTCTTTACAGCTTCTTTCACTTTGATTTCACCCCCCCACTTGTGGTTGAAGTGTCAACGGATATTGCTACCCCGTGCCTATCCTGTGCCGTTAATGTGAATGCGGGTTCTCCATTTTCTTTGAACCTTCTTCCATTCTGTCTTTTGATTGTCCTGTCGGGTGTTAATACCGGAAGTGCAACGGCCGTTCCCGTTGCCTTATTGCTAGATACTCCTCTGTCCTCTTTAGCTGTTAAGCAGTTTGCAGTGTCTATTTTACGTGGGCTATTGCAAGATTTATCAATGCCAAAAGGTTGTATTACATGTGGGCTATTTTCCCCCCCACTATGAGTTGTTAGGCATGGGCTTATTCCATCGCCGCTATACACTCTATATGGTGAGGGGTTGCCCCTGTCGCTATTCTGTGTATATTGTCCTATTTGTTTAATACTATTTTTTGTGCCTGTTCCCGCGATAGGAAATATACGGGTTCTACTTCTGTTTCCAAAATGTCCGATAATGAATATTCGCTCGCGGTTTTGCGGTACTCCGTGATGTTTAGAATTGAGAATTTGCCATTCTGCATCATACCCGCACTCGGCCAACTCAACGAGAAGTCGGGCAAAATCATATCCTCGATTAATTGAAATAAGATTGCGTACATTTTCAATGAATAAATAGTTGGGTCTATCTTCTTCTTTGAGTTGCTTAAGAAGGTTTGTAACTCTAAAAAACAAGCTTGAGCGGTTGCCTTTAAACCCTCGCTGCTTTCCGGCAATGCTGATGTCTTGACATGGGAATCCAAAACACCAACACTCTGCTTTTGGCATGTCGGTTGCAACAATTCTGCAAACATCATCTGCGTACCATTCCCCATTGAGGTATTCATATTTCAATATCTCCTTTTGCCTTTGTTTTAGTGGTAGAGTTAATAAGTATTTTCTTTGCTCTTCTGTGATTGTGTGCATTGAGCGATAGCTTGCTTCTGCGTACTTGTCTACTTCGCAATGTCCTACGCATTCATGCCCCGCAAGTTCCATTCCGCGGGTAAAGCCACCTACTCCGCTAAAAAAATCAATAAACTTCATATAATAACCTTTACTTTGTCTTTTCTATTTCTGCATATAAGCTGCCCCACAATTCCGTGCGATGTTCTTTCATGAATTTTAAAGCTTTTCTTTTGCCATATGATAGCCCCTTCAGTTCATCCGGTGCGTTCGCAATTTCTTTATCTATATTTGTATTTCCGCTTGTGTTCGCTAGTTCCTTTAGTCTTTTATTTTCTTTACATCTGCGATCACTTTCGCGCCCCGCTTCACGGCTACATTCTTTTGAGCAGTTGCGTTGTTGCTTGTATTGTGTGTAAAAGATTTTATGGCATACCCTACATTCTTTTTTAAAAACACTCGGCATCAATTCGATTATTTCGTTGATTGTTTCCTCGCTAAAAATTCTTATCATCGCATCTGTGTTGCCTTTACTTATAAAGACTAAATCGCCTTTGCATTTATCTCTTATTGTTAGCCCCTTTTGCGATTGCATATATTCTATATTTGGGTTTAGTTTGCTTTCTGCTACCTTCATGACTTCCCCTTAAAATGGTATATCCTCGTCAATTTGCTTGAAGCTGTCGGGTAGTTCTTCATCGTTAAAGTTTCTTTGATTATCCGGTGCCGCTTCCTTCTGTGATTTCCACTGCAAAAATTCTATCCTGTCGGCTATAACATCCATCGTATATACTGTATCTCCGGACTTATTTTTATAGCTTCCTGTTTGTAGTCTGCCTTGCACGGCAGCAAGCAAGCCTTTTGCTAAAAACTTCTCGCAGTTTTCTGCTTGCTTCCCAAAAACTGTAATGCGTGGGAAGTCTGTGCCTTTGCTTTCGCCTTTATTGTCGCGTCCACGATCTATTGCAAGCGAGAATGTAGCCACCGCCAACTGCTGCGGTGTATATCTTAGTTCCGGTTCCCTTGTTAATCTTCCTATTAATGTAACGTTATTCATCTTTTAAATTCCTTATGATTCTTTGTGCTATTGCATGCGTATTGTTCGCATTTTCTTTTATAAAACTTTCCATGTCTGTGCGATACATACAGCGGTGAATTTCTTTATTATAGTTTTCGCATTTTCTACAACATCTTGTGCATACTATTTCGCTTTCGCGCGGGCATTGTCGCCATTCTTTCTGCTTATCTGTTCCAATTCCGCATAGTGGGCAAATCATGGGTTAATCTCCTCGCAGTAGTTTTTACCTATAATCTCCATCCATGCTTGTACTGCTTCTTCCTGTGTGCATCCGTCTTGCATTAAATCTGCAATATATTTGCGTTCAGTTTCTGCTCTTAATCTGTCGCGTTCTTCTACCCACTGTGGCTCTGCCCCGTGTAGTTTCCTGTGATGTTCCGGGCATACGTCAATTTGAAAACCAAAATCAATACTTGTTTGTCTTAACGGGCCATAAAATAGTTCATGGCGCTCTGCGTAAGGTCTGCCACAATATTTGCATATTCTTTCTGCCTTATCTTTATAGCCGTTTGTTTTCTTCTTTTTCTTTGTGCGCTTTGGCTTTGGGAATAGCGCTCCTTTATAATCGCTCATTGTCCTGTATCTCCTTTTCTATTCTGATTGCTGATACTTCTGCTATATCTTCATCATGCAAAACAAATTCTTTGTTGTTAAACATTTCGACTATTTCCGCGGGGCTTTCCGCTATATCGTCCGGTAGTTCGATTTCGTGCGTTACCTTTAATTTGTACATGCTTGTTGTTCTCCTTATATGTCAAATACCTTGTAGCGATTTTATATATAAACCCCTTTAAATATCTTTATGTGCTACAAGGTATTTGATAACTACTTGTTAGCCTCAGCCATTACCTTATCTGCATATTCTTGCCCCCTGTATGGGCTTCCTGTATTGTATGCAGCTAGTGCCATGTGATAATTTCCGTATGTGTCTAGTAGTTCTGCAAGTATGTCGCAGCCTACTGTTAGATTTTGTTTTGGGTCTTTTAAATCTGTGATGCCTAATCTGTCTATCCTTGCTTTATGCCATTTGTGTTGAATCTGCATAAGCCCGATTGATTGCCCATTGTCGCCAACGGCTTGCGGATTGCCATTTGATTCGATTTTTATAATCGCTTTTACAATATCCGGATCTAGCCCGTATTGCTCTGCAATCTGCGTTGGCAAGTCCTTTTCTGCTGCAAAACTTACTTCTTTATATTCGGGCTTCGGCTTGCATGCTTCCGGGTTATCTATGGCCGTTGCTATGCCATTTAATACAAGTACAAGTGCTATTATTCCTATCGCGCTTAAAAGCCTTTTCATTTTATAAACACCTCCTTGCCGCAAGCTTCTTTGATACATCCTCAATGTAGTATTTCTTTTGCTTTCCTCGCTTGTCATAATGGCAGCCAATACATACTTTTATTGCTTCCGCTTTGCGCATATCCATGACTTTTGCGAGTTTCTCAGTGCTGATTACAATTGCACCTTCTGTTGCTTCCTTTAGATTTCGTTCAATTTCGGTTTTTGTCATTTGCAATCTTCCTTCCTATAAGTCTCTTCAATTTATTCTTGCGTTTACGCAAGTTCTTTGGCAAAAAAAATTTCTTCCGGTCTTTCTATTTCAAGATAAATAATAAGAGTATTTATCTCCGCTCTTGTAAAATCTCCATCCCTTTTTAACTTTCTATATAGCGTTGATTCCTTGATTTCTAGTGCTTCGGCTATATCTTTTAGTCGCTTGCCTTTTAAGGCTATTTGGGCTTTGAATCTTCTTTCGTCAAACATGCTCTCGCCCCCTTTCTTGCGTTTCCGTAAGTCTATAATATATCTTCATTTTGCGTTTGTCAATGCTATTTTAATATTTTTGTTGATTTTATGTTGTTATATATTGCAAAAACGCAATGTGTAATATATAATGTGTTTATTGTAGGAGGTTCGCAATGAACGAAATAAAAGATATATTAAAAAATAAACGTCGCGAGCTTGGTTATACTATGAAATATGTGGCAGATAAAGTGGGAGTAAGTGAGGCAACGATTTCCCGTTGGGAGTCCGGAGAGATTCAAAACATGAGACGAAATAATATTGTGGCATTATCAAAGTTGTTGGAATTGTCCCCGAGTACAATCATGGGGTGGGAAGTTACAGTAAATCAAGATAATAATAACGGCTTTATATCGAACAACATTGCAAGTGATGATAACTCAGCTTATAGCAATTCGACAACAAATAATTATTACAGCAATGATTGTGGGCATTGTGCAGAGCCTTCAAGTAGTTATTCTGCATCTTCTCAAAATAAAGATTGTTTCTTTGCAATCTTGGATAATGTCCGTAAAATGTCAGATGAACAATTACAAGACGTATTGAGATATACTGAATTTATTTTGAGTAGAAAATAAAAAAGGGCTTTGTTATGATTCCATTTATTGTAGGTTTTTTAATTTCATTATATGCACTTAAGATTTTTTTAAAGCAAAGAAATATTGTTCAACAAGAAAAAATTAACGAGGAGAATAGAAAACGGGCTGAAGCTTCTGCAGTTGCTCAAAAGAAATATATTGAATCAAAAAAAGAATCTTTTAATAGTATTATTGATTCTTTGGTTAAACATGATGTTGTGCTTGATGATTCAACTGTCTTGTATCGCCAACAATTACGCGATATGCATGAATTAAAATTTAAAAACATTACACGTTCTTTTAATCCGGATACGTTGCCCGCTTTTATTGTTCTTGATGTTGAAACGACCGGCTTAAGTGCTACACGCGATAGAATCATTGAAGTTTCAGCGATTTTGTTTGAAGATTTTACCCCGGTTTCTTATTTTTCAACATTGGTTAACCCAAAACGAACAATTCCGGGTGAAGCTTCAATAATAAATAATATCTATGATTCTGATGTTGAATTTGCTCCATCTTTAGAACAAATATCTAATTCACTTTTGGGGTTTATTGGCAATTGTCCTGTTGTTGGTTTTAACCTTGCTTTTGATTTAAAATTTTTATATTGTGCCGGGATTGATCTATTCTCCAAACGCAAATGTTATGATGCTTGTTTAATTGCAAAAAAAGCTTATGCAAATTATCTTTGTTCATTTTCGCTTGTTGATGTTGCTGCCTATAATGATATATATTTTGATGCTCATAATTCTTTAAATGATTGTCTTGCAACAGGCTTTGTTTTTGAAAAAGCTATAAATGAGATAATATCTTGATTCCCCCATTGAAAGGAGCGTTTTATGCCAAAAAAATATAAATATAAAACGTCTTTTACTTTTGAAGGCAAGCGCTATCAAATATACGCAGATACGCAAAAGGAATTATACAAGAAGGAAGAACGCAAGCGCCTTGCCCTTGAAAATGGAAGAATATTAGTAAGTAGCAATATGCTTTTAAAAGACTGGTATGTGATGTATGTTGATTCTTACAAATCTAATGTTAAGGAAATTACTTTGAGGAATTGGAAATGTAAGATGGAAAAACAGCTTGTTGCAGAATTGGGGGCAATGCCACTTAGTGCAATTAAACCTCTTCACTTGCAGAGGATTGCGCAGAATTTGAACGGATATTCTGCTGATTATATAAAGAAGGTTAAGCAAGGAATATACTCAATCTTTGATAAGGCTGTGGAAAATAAGCTAATCAATGATAACCCCGCAAAGAATATTGTTGCTCCGGAGGGTGGTAAAACAACTAGAAGATCGATCACTGATGAGGAACGCAAATTGATTCTTGCCACAATTCCGGATGATAGAAGATTCCAATTTTACGCAGTGATGTTATATGCGGGGTTGCGCCCTTCCGAGGTTGCAGAATTAAAAGGCATGGATATTAAAGACGGCATGATATTTGTACGTGGTACAAAAACAAAGAATGCTACGCGTAAAGTTCCTTTAGCTGAGCCACTTAGAAATATGCTTGTATATAAGCATGGTGCAAATGATTATATTTTTAAAAATACTGTTGGCAAGAAGCTTGACGAGAGCGGGCGGCAGCATTTGTGGAATGCATTTAAAAGGCATCTGAATTTAAAAGCCGGGAATCAATTATATCGCAACAAGCTTGTATACCCTAGCCATGTTGCAGAGGATCTTGTGCCTTATTGCCTTCGCCATACCTTCTGCACTGATTTATGTTTGGCGGGGGTAGATGTCCGCGTGGCGCAACGATTAATGGGGCATGCTTCCATTACAACTACTTCAAATATATACACGCATGTAAATACTGATAAGCTTCTTGATGCGGCAGATAAGCTTAATAATCTGTACCGCGTTACCCTATGAGTTATTATTCGCGGTAACGTTCAAATTTGAACATTCTTTTTAGCCCTCTCACGGCTGAATCAGGGGTTCGACTCCCCTAGGCGATACCAATTATA